AGAGAAGACACAAAATATTGGCAAGATATATCTAATAAATCTTTTTATAATAATAGACTTACTGATCACGCTTTAAAATTAGATATCGAAGCTAAAATGAATAACAATAATTTTAGATCTGATTCAGGATTACATTGTATAACTACAGGTATGCGGTATTTCAGAGACTTCATTAATTTCAAGTATTGTAAAAATGATCTGATGATGTTAAATAGAAGAGAAAAAGAAATAGAAAAATGGAAAGATATTGCAGAAACAAAGTTATCTTTGCTAAAATTTTTAAGAAAGAATATACACAATGATTGCAAATGAAGTATTTTATTATTTTTACAAAGCCATACCAAAAGTTATTTGTGATGATATTGTAAAATATGGAAACTCTTTAATAAAAGAAAAAGCATTTACTGGATCTTCTAATTATAAAAAAATTATTAGACCGTTAAAACGTAGAGAGATAAAACAAAAAGATAAGGTTAGAAAATCAAAGGTTGCATGGATAAATGATCCTTGGGTTTATAGAGAAATAAGACCTTACATTGAAAGAGCAAATAAAGAAGCAAACTGGAATTTTCAAATTCATGGGTATGAGCCAATTCAATTTACTGAGTATTCAAAGAATGAACATTATAATTATCATATTGATACTTTTCACGGACAAGGTAATCAAACTAGAAAACTATCTATGACAGTAAATTTAACTGACCCTAAAGAATATGAAGGTGGGGATTTATATTTTAAGTATTTACGAAGAGATAATCTTATGCTAATAGAACAAACAAATAAAGAAATAAAGGAGAGAGGTACTGTTTGTGTATTTCCAAGTTATGAAGCACATAAAGTTACACCTGTTACGAAAGGAGTTAGGAATTCACTAGTGCTTTGGAGCACTGGTAATCCGTTTATATAATGAAGAAAATTAAATTTAAAGATACCGTATTTATAAAAAATGTTAAATTAACAAATGCGTTTAAAAGATCTGCTACTCCATCTTTAATGAAGTTAATTAATAAAACACCATCTACTTCGGTGTTGGATGAAGTCCGTTCTATAACAAAAACAGATGCACTTATTGTAGATTATTCTAAAAAATATTATGGGGTTAATTTTTTTAATAAAATAAAAACTATAGTGCAGGAGTATGGTAGATTAAAAAACCATGCAGAAATAAGAATTGTAAATTATTGTTTTGTTAAAATGAAAAGCGATGATCAGATAGATTACCATTCTTCTTTTGAGTCAAATTTTGTAGGCATTTATTTATTAGAAGATTCAGAAAAAAAACATCATATTACTTTTTACGATAATGATACAAATAAAGATATTAAAATACCTGTTAAGAAAAATGATTTGATTTTATTTCCTGCCCATCTTCTAAGAAAATTTTCAAACCTTAAAACAAAAAAAGAATATACTTATATTATTTTTGATTTTCATTTAGATAAACCTAGAATTAATGTCAAAAAATAATTTTAATAAAAATGGATATGCAGTTATTAGAAACGCCATATCAAAAGACCTGGCAAAGTTTTGTTTTGACTATATTAATCTAAAAAGAAAAGTAGTAGAAAAACTTTTTAATGATAGAGAGCTATCTCCCTTTACACAAATGTGGGGAGTTTGGTCAGATAAACAAGTTCCAAATACATATAGCCATTATTCAGATCTCGTTATGGAGACTCTTTTACTTAAATGTAAACCTATTCTAGAAAAAGAAACAGGTATTAAACTTACAGAAAATTATTCATACACGAGGATATATAAAAAACACGATACTTTATTTAAACATAAAGACAGACCTGAGTGTGAGTTATCTTGCACGATGAATTTAGGGGGAGACCCATGGTCCCTTTTTTTAAAAAAAGATAGAGGAAAAAAACAAAAAGTTGATTTGAAACCTGGAGATCTTTTAATTTATCAAGGTTGTGAATTAGAACATTGGCGAGATATGTTTAAAGGATCTAATCATACTCAAGTTTTTTTACACTATAGTCCGTCTAATAAAAAAGGTATTAACATAACTAAATATGATGGAAGACCTTTTATAGGATTACCAAACAATTATAAAACATCCCTCTATTGATATAATTAAAGAATTAAAAAAATTAGGAACAGTAGATAAAGTTTATTTTACTTTTTTCCCTAGAGACCATGTAGTCTATCTTTGGCAAAAAACTTTAGAGAGATTTAAAATAGTTAGAAAAGATACACAAATGATCTTGGATGATAAAATTCATCATCTCTATCATGCTTCGTGTGCTAAATTGTTTCATCCTTATGCTGATTATTTTTTTATATGGGATCAACATGGAGCAATTACTAAAGACGGCATAGAGCAAGAAACTCTTTATACTTCTAAGTTTAGTAAACTTTATTGTAATAACAGAGTAGACAATTATAATATTGGCTTTGGAGAAAGATATGCAATTGCCACAAAGTTAACTGGTTTCTTTCCTTTAGAAGATGGAAAGACAATGGCTTTAGCACAATATAAAAAACCAGGGGTAGCCTACTTTGAACAAAAAAGATTAGAGAAAAAATCTGTAAGATTATTTAAACTACTTCAATCATTACATTTTAATAAAAACGCTACAGTTTGTTTAGCAGGGGGAGTGACACAAAATGTTGTGAATAACTCTAACCTATTAAAAAATATAAAAGATATTAATTTAGTTGCTTGCCCTTTTAACGGAGACTTTGGTTTATCATTAGGTGCAGCAGCATATCATGAAAATTTACATCTTAAATATATGCCTATGAAAAATATTTATCTAGGTCTTTCAGCTGATCTTAACACAGATATATTTTCCAAATATAAAATAACTCGTACTTCTTACAGAGAAGTTTCTAAACTAGTAACAAAAGATCCTGTAGCTATATTTCAAAGTAAATCAGAACAAGGTCAAAGAGGCTTAGGTAATAGATCTTTGTTGTTAGATATAAACGCACCAAATGCATTAAAGAAAATGAACGAGATAAAGAAAAGAGAATGGTACAGACCTTTTGCTTGTTCTATTTTAGAAGAAGACGCTTCGACATGGTTTAATACTAAAGGTAAGACATCTCCATACATGATGTTTGTTTTTAAATCTAAAAAACCTAAACTAACTAAGAACGTAACTTGTGTAAACAATACTAGTAGAATTCAAACTGTTGCCTTTTCTCAAAACTTTCATTTTCATAATCTCTTAAAAACCCACAAAAAGTTTTTTAAAAAACCCTTACTTCTAAACACAAGTTTAAATTTACCTGGGCATACTTTAGTAGAATCACTTTCAGATCTTTTATATTTATTTGAAAGCACAAAGCTTAAATATATCTACATACCAGAAAAAGAGATTTTAATTTCAAAATGATTATAAGATATAAAGTAAAAAACCATAAGAATATAAAAGCTAAATTAATAGATCTGTTAGAAAAATCTGAAGGGAGAACATTTGACCAGGTGCAAAAAACAGATTGGGGACTAGACACAGATAAAAAGTATATGTCTATTTTTAAAAACGTTTTAGAGGATCAAATGAAATTTTTAATTAAAAAAACTTATGGTAAACATAAAAGAAAGATAAGTTGTGTGTTAAATAATATATGGTATCAGATCTATACCGACTTTTCTAAACACAATTGGCATACTCATGGAAAATGTCATTTTGCAAATGTATATTTTATAGAGTTACCAGGTAAAAAATTTGCAACTAAATTTGCTAATCATAAAGATATTAATGTAACTGAAGGAGATATTATTTCATTTCCCTCTTGGTACTTACACAGATCTCCTGTTATTAAAACAGTTAAAAGAAAAACGGTAATTGCGTATAACCTAGATATGGTAAATGTATGTTAGATTTTGATTTAAGAATAAAACCTATATGCAGAGATTCTTTTCTATTAACTGGAAAAATCGAAGATACAAAATTAATTGAAGATTTAAAAAAACAAATAGATAAAGGGGTTAAAAAGAATCATAATAATTACAAGACAAACGTAAAAGGTAAGATGACTTCTTTTAAATATTTTAATGATAGCAGTTATTTTAGAAAACTTATAGATATACTGGGTCCTTACATTCGTAAAATTAATCGTCATGATTTACAGTTAGTAGATGCATGGGGCAACATACTTGAAGCTAAGGACTACGTTGCTTTACATAAACATGACCCAAGTGATATATCTGGTATTCTATATTTGTCGTCTGATAAGGGAACTTACTTTGAACATTTTGATGAAGAGATAAAAGCAGAACCTGGAAAATTTGTTTTGTTTGATTCTCAAATAAGGCACGAAGTTAGACAAGGGTTTTTTAAAACAAAAAGATACACACTAGCTTTTAACTTTAAAGTAAAAAATGATTACGAAGGAGAAACAAATTGAGAGTAATAGATGTAAAAGATAATTTTCTATCTAAAGCAAGCTTTAAAAAGATAAGTAAAATAGTTATGAGTGACACGTTCCCTTGGTATTTTGCAAAGCAGGCAACGATAGAAAAAACTACTCATGGAAAAGATTCCTTTTTTTGCCATAGTCTTTCATATAAACAAGATATAAATAGTACCTTCTTTAATGATATTATAGAACCTTTTAGAAAAAAATTAAAGTTTACTAAAGTATTAAGAGCAAAAATGAATTTAAATTATAATCAAGGTAAACCAATTAAAAGTAACTACCATTCTGATTTTGTAGAATTTGAAAAACTTAATAAAAAATATACCACTGTAATATTTTACTTTAACACGTGTAATGGATATACTGAATTTAAGGACCATAATATAAAAATAAATAGTGAAGAAAATAGAGTAGTTATGTTTCCAGGAGAACTACAGCATAGGACTGTTACTCAAACAAATGAAAATAGGAGAGTTCTTTTAAACCTTAATTTCGTATGAAACAAATGAAAGTAACACACTGGTTTCCAACGGTATTGGGAGAGGCTCAGATGGAGAATGCCGATGAGCTTT